GGGCTTCGTCTTCGTTACACTCGTATCCTGCGACGCATTGAGGTAGTCCTCCGCCAATTTCGGATGAATACCACGAAGAGCCTCTACAACTTTCTTATGGACTTTCGTCGCCTCGGCTTCGGCCATGTAACGGGCGGTCTTATCACCGAATTTCTTGACGTTGAACCTATAGGTAGAATCGTAGGCATCTTTGACCATACTCTCGCGAGTGTTCTTGTCGTCGGCATACGCCGCCGCGTTCTGCTGGTACTCCGATAGTTCTCGCGTATGTGTGTTGGCCGTGACGACCTTCTGCTGCTCGATGGCCCTTCTTCCAAATAGTTGGGTGCCCCGGGAATAATGTGCATTCATGCCTTCTTGGATCATGCGCCGCACACGGTCGCTGGACGCCTTCCCGGTAAGGCGCGTTCGTTCCTTATCCAGAAGTTCATCATACTCGGCACGCCGGTTCACCGCCTCTAGACCTTCCATCGAGCGATACCCCTTGGTGCCCCCGGCTTGCTCATCCTTGCCATCACCAAACTCGAGGAGGCGAGTATATTCAGACATCTTATTAAGAAGCCCCTGCCCCTCGGTCTGCTCGGCTTCATCACGGACTTTCAAGATGCCGGCGAAGGCGGCGCCTCCCAACTCTCCGACCGCCTCGCTGATACCGGCGCCGTAGGCGGCCGGAGACACGCGGACGTCGGGGATCCTCACCCCACTCACTTTGGTAATGTCGGCCGCTGTGGGCATCCTTGTTGCCATGTCTATGCCCAGGCCGACGCGCCTTTGAGGAGGGCCGTACCGGCACGGAAGTAGCTGGCTTGCCGGGCGCCGCGTCCCTCGGCGCGAGAGAGGACCGCTTGCGTCATCTTGGAGCTGGCCACGGCCTCGGCGTTGGCCTCGGCCAGGCGGGCATTGAACTCACCCTCGGCGCCCAGGTCTTCCTGGACAAGCAGAGCGGAGCCGCTCCCGCCCTCCTGGGAGCCCAAGAGGGCACGCTGGGTGCCGGCGAGGCGTTCCGCTTCTTCTCGTTGCCGCCTGGCGTTGAGGGCACCGATCTCGCGATCTCGCTGGGCCTGACGTTCGTACAATTGGGCCTGGACGTTGGCGGCGTTTTGCGCCGCCTTTCCCTGTCCTATGGCCCCGGCGGCGGTCATAACGGCGCTCCCCGCGGCCATGTATGGCGCAGCCGCCTTCATAAATGCCTTAAAAGCTACTCCATTGGACATATCACATAACCTTTCCGTATCTGACGTAGTCGTTTTTAGAAGAATCGTAGGCTTTCATAAAACCCTCGAACTCGAGGCCGATGGCTCGCGCCAGGCGGCAGGCGTTGATATGCTCGGCCAGCACCGATGCCTGTAGCCGGTGGAACCCGGCGTCTCTCATAAACCCCGGCAGGCGTCTCTTGACCTCGAACACGCACGCCCTCGCCTGCTTGGGGGGCATCGCCGAAAACGCCGCCCAGGCCTCGCCGACGCCGGGCCACAGGCGAAACGCGCCGGCGCACCCGATTACGGTCCCGCCCATGAGGCCCGTGAAGGCGATAGATTTCTGGTCACCCAGGGGCGTTAGATCCCCGAGCTGATCGGGGACGTCGATGAGCCGGTCCAGATGTTCCCGCTCGAACGGCACCACTTCGATCAAGCCGTCACTTCCAGTTCCGGCGCGATCGCAAGGACTGTCGCCGGCGTCGGCGACGTCGACTTGAGGATCAAACGCAGATCGGTGTCGTAGCCGGCGATGATGCCGAGGGACTTCTCCCCGGTGAAGAAGGGAACCGGGTCACCGTCGATCTGAGTCGCCGGTCGCAGGTCGAGCTCCGTGAATGCGTTCTCCCCGTCCTCGTCCTCGGTGGCGACAGAGAGCGCCCCATCGGCGGCCTCCAGCAGCACCAGGATGATATCGTTGATGTTCTTCGGCTTACCGACGGCGGTGCCGGCCGGCGCCCCGAAGGCCAGCTTGAGAGATTTCCAGCGGCGTTCATACTCGAGTCCGACATGGACAACCGACGCCGCCGCGTCCAGGGTGATGGATCCGGAAGCGACCGTCTTGTCCGTCTGCACGGCGCCATCGGCGAAGACTTTGACCGTCGCCGCCTCGAGGTGGCTGAGACCGGTTACCGTTGTCACCTTGACCCTGGCTTCGCCGGCGGCCGAATAGGCTGTGAACGCGGTGCCGTCGGTCGCCAGATGAACGGTGCCGCCGGACGTGAACGTGGTAAACGCGGACGTGTCGACACCGATGGTAAACGTATTGGCGTCGACCTTGGTAATGGTGTATCCGTTGCCGTTGAGCTGGGTCATGCCGCCGATATCGAAAAAGGCGACCTCGTCGCTCGTCGATAGACCGTGCCCCGCCGCGGTCACGCTTCCCGGATTGGCCCTAGTAACCGCAGTGACGGTAGTGCCGTCGACGGCGGCGAGCTCGAAGCTGTTGGTTGCCTTCTCGAAGATCTTGTAGGTATTGGTGTTGAGCTCCGTCATGCCCTTGACACGGACGATCCTGACCAGGTCGCCGTCGCTGAAGCCGTTGGCAGTCGCCGTGATAACGACCGGGTCCGCGGCCGTGGCCCCGGAGATCGTCTTCGGGCTGTCCAGGGTCAGGCCGGAATCGACGTAGAAGGCGTCTTCCTGAAGATCCGCGTCACCATCGTAGGTTTTCTCCAGGACCTCGATGTAACGCACCGTCGAGCCGTTGATCTCCTGCTTGACGGCGACCCAGATCTCGTAGCGTCCGGCGCTGCTCTTGACCTGGCCTGTGCCGTCCTGGCCGGGGATGGCGACGATACTTTCGATCACCGCGTCGCCACCTTGAAAGGCGCCACCATGAATCTGCCTGGCCCAACCGATGACACTTTGTTCGGGCTGATAAGTCAGTGTCGGGACCTGGCCATCGGCGCGCACCGTCCAGACGATGCTATCCGGCTCCTGCTGGTAGGCGAGCTGCGTGACGCCGCCGCCGAGAACCCTGTCATTAAGCAAGGTCAGATCGAAGCTATCAAACCCCTGGATACCGGATTCCTGGAGAACGTCGGCGAATTCAACGAGCTTGCGAGCCTGGGCTTGGGCGAACAGAAGCCGGTTGCGTACTTCGATCGGTTGGATCCGGGCGACGCCGCCGGAGACTTCGAAGTCGGCGGCGATATCCGTAGGCGTCAAGACGGCGCCTTCTGAACGCAGCGTCCAGTTACCGCCAGAAGTCCCGATGATGGGCTTTTTTCGAGCCGCCAGCCATCGGATGGTGTTGACCTGTAGCGCGGCGAACGTGTAGTCGATGGCGCTATCGTCCTGAACGGCTCCCTCGACGTCCTCGTCGGCGAAGTTCTCGATGTCGCCGGACTTCGACAACCAAAACGACTGCGGGAATTTGTTACTGTTGGCGAAGCCGAGACGCTGCTGGATGAAGCCGACGACCGCCGGCCAGCCGTCTGTATCGTTCCATTTACCGAGACGCCAGTCCGCCGTCGCCGTCGTCGCCGAAGCGGCGTCGCCCTTGATGTCGGCGGTGACGTGGGTGGTGTCGGTGAAGGCGGTTATCTGTAGCCATGTCCACTTGTTGGCGGCATCTTCCCAGCGGATAAGCCGTCCGACGTCGGTCGCCCGAAACCCGGCGTCGTCGTTAATGCCGTCAACGGCGGACGCGGTCACGGTGATGCCGTTGCCGGTAGTCGCAGACAGGGTCAAGGTCGATCCGGTCGATGGGTTCTGATTGAGCCAGGGACCGTCCTCGAACAGGATGTCGATCAGCGACCAGGACGAATGGCCGTAGCGTTCCAGACGGTATGCCCGGGTGGCGCCGCCGATACAGAAATACAGCACGTCCGCGGACTGAGCGTAGCTAAGGTCCGGAAGATCGCTTTCCGACCACGGGGTGACCAACTCGACGGCGGCGTTGTCGATGATATCGACGTTATCGATGGTGACCGTCTTCGAAATCATATTGTTCTGGATCGAGAAATAGGTCGTCGAGCCGGTTGGGGTAAAGGTGATGGTATGATACCCGGTGTACTTCTTGGCATCGGCCAACAAGTTCTGACTGGCGCCGCCCGATGCCGTGCCGACACGCACGGTGACGACGTCGCCGGGGTCCGATTTGACCTGGAACTTGAGTGTGTATTCGGTGCCGGTGTCGGAAGTGGTGATAGCGTAGGTGGCGATCGCCTCGTTACCGGATGTGCCGGTGCGAAGTTCCATGTCGTTGTTAGACGAATCATGGGCGATCGCACCAGAGCCATTCGAATCGTCGGTCCAGCTCGATATACCGCTGGCAAAGCCGCCGTCGGTAATCGATCCCGACACGTTGTTGGCGGAAATCTGCCCTTGATCACGATAGAACCTAACCGCGTTGGCCCCAAATTCCAGGCAGTACGCCTGGGTTGTCGAGAAAATAAACTGCACCAGCCACGGCCGCACCGAGGCGCTCTTGGCGTCGGCGATGTACCGCCAGCCGGGACGGTGGGCGTAGCCGCCCTGTGGGATGGGGAGGATGTTCTGGTAGACGGAGCCGGCGTTGACGTACTTGTCGAACTGGACGCGGCCGTGCATCCGCTCGCCGAATTCGCCGGCGTTGAACGATTCCTTGAGGGGGTTGATTCTCGGCATGATCTAAGAGGGCGGGTCCCCGGGCTCGTAGAAGTGACGCTGCCCGGAGCGGACCCCGATCCATTCGGACTCCGGCAATTGGTCGGCGAAGTCCTGGATGGAATCGGCTGATTTTGCGGATGGGAGATCTTCGGAGATGTACTGGTCGTACATCTCCTTCGACAACGACGCCGAACCCGAGAGCGTAACGGCTAGGCGTGACGCCAACAGTTTAGAGAACGCCAGACGAAAGGCCGCCGGCATCAGGTTGGGGTCAGTAACCCGAGAGACGTAACGGAGATACAGGTCGGCGGCGTCGGAATTGATCTGGCCGCCCACGATCTTATAGGGGATACGGTCGCGGCC